TGCGAGAGGTCGAACCACAGGTCTTTATAAGGGAACCCTCCCTGCACCAGATACCCGCCTGAAGGCGTGAAGCGGCCGGTCAGCTTCTCTTCCCCGGTGATGGGGTCCCGAGAAATCTCCGACTGCCCGGAGAGAAAGGGATGGTCGATATACTCCCCAGGCTGCTGAACGCCCTCCCCGAAGGTGAGCCGCTTCTGATGGATGCGGTCGTGGAACTCCCGCAGGATGACAAACTTGCCGTCGGTCTTGGACTCCTCCACCGCCTCACTCTCGTCCTCCATATCGCTCTCCAGCATGTCGGCCAACATGCCGTCCTCGTCATTCTCCTTGGAGAGAGGCTTGATCTCGTTCCTGAACTTCTTAGTAAAGCGCTCGTCCTGCTGAACGAACTCATACGGCACCAGCATCTTCTCCCACACATATCGGGCGTGAGAGAGCTTGTGAGGGGGCGTCAGAGGGTCTGGGAACATATTGAAGGGTGAAACCCGCATACAGAAGACATTGCCGTTAGCCATGTCGTCGTTGGATATATAGGGCGGCACCACATCCTGATCGCCGGGAGGGTTGACGCCGTACTTGACCCAGCCGATGTAGCAATAAAGGGCATCGAAGATCTGCTGCTGGACTTCCGCCTTGGCCCCGGTTATCTCAAGGAGCGCATTGCATATACGCTCGAGGATCTCCGCCTGGAAGGACATGGTCTGATTTTCCACTCGCATGAAGATGCGAGGGTAGTTGAAGGCGATAGACGTAATGATCTGCCGGGTCAGGGGCAGGAAGCGGGAGATCTTCACCACCTTATCGGCGGGCAGCTTGGAAACCTTCAGGTCGAGATTGTATTGCTTGATGAGCCGCCGCCACTCCTCGTGCTTGGGCTTCATCCACTTCTCGCAGGTGTCGAAGGTCTTGTGGTAGAAGTCCAGCTGCTTATCCGACAGTTCCTCGAACCGCGGTCTCTGGGCTATTTCAGTCATGCATATACCTGTTCCTCTTCAGCCCGATCCAGCTCCTCCAGCACGTTGCCGCCGAAAAACGGGTCCCTGTTAGCGGCCGGAGCAGGTCGAGCAGGTCGATAGGCATGCATACAGGCGTATCGAAGACGATCTCCGGCATGATCGTCAGATCGAGTATCCACATCCTCGGGATTGTTCTTGTCCCGCGGCAGATTGGGCAGGGTCTCAAGCGTATTCCGGTTCCATTCACCGGAAAAGACGAAAAACTTCTTCCGCTCCAGTAAATCGTTGAGAACGCGCCAGCCGGTGATGCGGTCATTGTTCCCCTTGGACAGATAGAGGCCGTTTTCGGCAAATACGTCCGCCGGGGAGTGATTGACCACTTCGGTGAGCCGCCGCTTGGCCCACATGGAGGGATCTGCCCAGATCGAACCTGGTTTCCTACCGCCACCGGACTTGAGCTGCGTAAAAGGACAGGATTCGATCATTTTGTTGATTTCGTAGGCATGAGAAGAGGCGGCAGCCCCGCCGCGATGGTATTCGCTGATCTGGTAGAGGTTGTTGTCGTAGTCGATGGTGTGAAGGGCGAAATTGCTGGGAGCCGCCTCCCCGTAATCCAATGCTCCGAAGAGCGGCCAGCCTTCAGGGATCTCAAACGGAGGGATGGCGACCTCATGCGTCCTCCAGTTGCTGAAAAAGCTCCCTACCGCCACCTCCCAGTCTCCCTCGAGCCATGCACGGACTAATTCCGGGTCCCCGACGCTCTTCAAGCGCTCGATATAGCCCGGATCGCGGTCCAGAAGGATCTTGTTGTCGGTGATATTGCCCTTGATGAACATTCGATCCATGGCCGAAGCCCCGTCTCGGATCATCTGCCCACCGGCAGGAAAGGGGTCGATGAAATAGCGCTTCACCGCCTGATGCCCCACACCACCCGGATTCCCCGAGGCGCGAATCCGCATGTTCTTCACCCCTACAGAAGAGCGCAGACAGGCCTTGAGCTTGTGGTAGGCCTTCAAATCCGGCCAGTTGGTCAATTCATCGAACGCAATATGGGTATACTCGTGCCCCTGGTAATGCTCGGCGTCCGCCTCGGTCTCCATATGGCGAAGACGCAGGGTAACCGTGCCTTCAGGGTGGGGAATCCTAAACTCATGCACTCCGACCTTATACTCAGTACCGGGGAAGGCCTTGAAGAGAATCTTCCGGCCTTCCTCCACCACCTCGTCGAGTTCCGGGTAGGTCTTCCTGAAGATTATCCCTCTCCAGGCAGGACCATACTCAGCCACATCGGCGGCGAAGTCCCCGATCAGCAGGGATGTCTTGCCCGGACCCCGAGAACCACCCACAAACAACTCTGGGATGAACGGAGCCCGAATGGTCATCTCCTGCATCCCCGGCTGGGGCTGCCAGGGCTGGGGCTTTGCTATCATCGATGCTCTATGATCTGAGCCAGATTCGACTCAATTACCTGGTAGTTGCCCTCGGCCACCCAGTAGATAATACCCCCACCGGACTCTACAGACGGCGACGACGCTCCCAACCGATCGAGAGCCTCCTGTGCCGCGTCCCTGACGCTAAAGGCCGGAGGAGGCGGGGGAAGAGGAGCAGTAATCTCCTGCGCCGCCTCCTTGACCACAGTGGGCACCGTCTTCTTCGGAGCCTTCTTCTTTGGTGCTTTGGACTTTGCCATGAGATTCACCTCGTAATGGGCTAATAGGAGAAGAGGCCCTACGGGGCCTCTTCAACAGCTACCATCTGCGCGTTCTGAGCCTGCCACTCCTCGTAAGTCTCCGCCCGAGGAGGCAGCCTGAGGCCCACCTCGCCTGTATGAGTTACCTCTACCACCTGCTTATCGTCCCCAACCTCCTGACGGATGGCGGTGAGAACCTTGATTTTCAACTGCACCTGCTTCTTATCCAAGTCTTGAAATAGCTCTGAAAGGCAGAGAACCCGCTCCTTCCGATCCGCCAGCGGCACGTCGTCGAAATTACGACGCCAGAGATCCATCTGCCGCTTGAACTCCGCCTGAAACTCCGGAGTTCGCCGCCAGCGATTCACCGTAGCTCGAGTAACGCCCAGCGTCTCAGCAATCAACGCCCCGGTATCCTTCTTCCCGTTCCGCTCCGTCAGGAGCAGGGCTATGGCTTTGTTCTGGTCGTGCTTGAGCGGTGAGTTCGTAGTGTCCACAAACTCCATCAAGCGGTCCGTGTCAACGTTTACTCGTGGCAATAGAACCTTCCTGTTGGATACCCCACCCGGCATACACCGAGACCGGAGAAGGGCGCTTCTATCCCGGCTTTAGCGAATAAAAAAAGAGGGTCCCCTGACCTCTCCCCAATAGGCCAGCAAGACCCTCGTTTCCCCTATTGCGTTCAGGCCCCCTACACTCCCCTTAGGTAAGGAGCCCAAGTCCAAGTAACAACGATCCCCCCCAAAAGTCAAGCCAGCCACATAGCGGGACAAGGAATCCAGGCGCTGAAATTCCTTGTCCCGCTACCCCGATAGTAGCGGCGCGTCGCGAAAACGTCGCGGGAACGTTCCGACGTTCCGGTAATACTATAGGCGTCGGAACAACGTTGCTATGTAAAATGGCCCCCTCCCCGAAGGGGGGGCCATTTTACAACCCTCTACCGGTCCCTACCGGTAGGGAAATTCCACAGACCGGTAGCGGTAGGACAAGAAAACCCGAAGATGCCGAAGATGCCCTGTCCTGTGAGAGGGGCATCTTCAGGGAGGGAGGGGCATCTTCGCAATCCCGCTAGAATAATTCTAGCGGACCCCGAGAACTCCAGAATTCTAAAATTCTGAGAGAACCTCAGCCCCATACCCCCCTCAGGGCCGGGGTAACGCCTAGGGATAGGCCAGGAGACTCCAGGGGGTTAGTCCTCAGGGGACTCCAGGGGGATTGTACAAGGGGATTCCAGAGGGGTTTGGATATGGGAGGTGTATACATGAACCTGTACGGGATGACCCACCCCCGGGTTCACCTAGTGCCAGCTCCTGCCTGCCTGCCTGCCTGCCTGGCGCCGCACCCGCACCCGCACCCGCACCCGTCCGCAGCTGGCGCCAGCGGGTTCGACATCGCCGCCGGGCCACCCTGGCGGCGGGTTCGATACCGGGCCCGGGCGGGTTGGGTTCGACAGCCAGGTCCGCCTATTGAATATTGAATATTCAATATTGAACCTCTTGTATACGGTTGAACCTATTCAATATCCAATTGAACCTATTGAATTAACGGCGCCATTGAATATTGAACCTATTGAACTTCAATTATTGAACCTATTGAACTTCAATAGGGCCAGGTTGAAAATATATCTTGACTTTGCCGATTGTATCCCATATATTAGTAGGGCGTCAGGGAATGGCCTTGACGCACCACGCACCACATCACAAGGGGAATAGAGCAATGGCCACCACAATTCGGAAGGTATACGGCGGCGATGTCTGCGGAACTTGTCACCGCTGGATACCGGGGATGGCGCCTGGCCGAGTAACCACACCGGACGCATTCTGCGCCTGTCCCGGCATCACCGACGCCGAGGCGCTTGCCAAAGATGACGCCCACCACCTTGACCAAGCAGTTGCCGCCGGGGTACTGGCGGCCCCGAGCATTCCCGAGCGCGTCACGGCCGTCCAGGACAGGCTGCAGGCCTTGCTGGACACCGTCAAGATTATGAGTATCCAGCTGGGGGCCTGGGAACGGGCAATGACTCATCGGGATGAAATGTTCAGCACCGACGACGACCAGGAAGAAAAGCCCGTCGGTATGTCGGCCCGCATCGCGGAGGAGGACGCCGAGACGGCCTTATTAGCCACAATCGAAAAGCTAGAGCAAGGGACGTATTAACCACCACGGCGCCCGCCAATCGGGCGGGCGCCAACCACCACCACACACAAGGGGAACCAACACCATGGCCACCACCACAACCGGCCGTTGTCGCCGCTGTGAAAAACAAGACCGCAAGCGTCACGTCTACAAGTGGAAACGCTCTCGCAAACGCTTGTTACGGGATGCGATCTGTCCAGCGTGCAAGGCGCCGCTGCACGGCACTTCCCACTTGCTACGGGAACCGATAGTAGTCCATGGCGAACCGTTGTTCACCCGATCCCCGGGCGCCGTTTTAGGTTATTACCGCAAAGCTCCGCCCATTCCTCAGGACTAGGGCGACCGTACGCAAATGGAACCTTAGTCAAGAGGACATAGCGGCGCTGCAAAAGAACAACGCCTACCTTAACGACGTCGCCGCGAAAGCCTTAGCAGGGAAACTAAAGTAAACCACACCCGGCGCCCGCCGTCCTGGCGGGCGCCACCACACCACACCACAAGGGGAACCAATGGCCATTCAATTTTATCAGCGAAGCAA